CCAAACCCCGGTTTGCGGGCCTATTTCCTACGCACAGTGCATGGGAATCCGGACGACTATCGTCCTCCCTTTTGGAAGGGGAAGTCACGAGAGGAAGTACTCTCAATGTGGCAAAAGGTGATTGACTCACTTGGCGTCAAAGAAAAGTATCCCGGACTTTATGCTTTCGAAATGGAAATGAAATCCAAAGTAGGACCAATGTCTATTCAAGCGCCTTTGAAAGACAGATTGGAAAGTATTGAAGCATACTACGCGACTCCCACCGCGCAGCCTATTTCACAAGAAGCTATCAATGCTACTATTGCCTTCTTCGGGAAGATTCGAGGCATTCGGTTACGCAGCCGAGAGGCGACAATTGCGAAGATGCGCCTGAATACAAATTCAGGATCTCCCTATTTTACTAAACGTAGACGCGTCGTGGACAAACCACAGGGAGACTACGAATACTGCGCCGTACTGGGGTGGCGTGGGCAGGAAGGAGGAATCCATGATGATGATGTGAAGCAGCGCGTCATATGGATGATGCCGTTTGACCTGAATGTTCGAGAACTCCAGTTTTATCAGCCTGCGATAGAGGCGATACAAAAAGCGGAACTAATTCCCGCGTATGTGTCAATGGATTGTGTTGACGAACGAGTCACCAGGTTATTCGACACTAAGAGCCCAGATGATGACGTAATCTGTACCGACTTTTCCAAGTTTGATCAACACTTTGGACCAGTGATGCAGGAGGCCGCAAGGCAAGTGGAGGCCGCAATCTTATCTAATGATGCGAGCCAACGATGGATCGATGAAGTTTTCCCCATAAAATTTCAGCTACCTTTAGTGTGTAGTGAAGATCTAGAGTACACCGGACCACATGGGATGGGATCAGGTTCAGGTGGTACAAACTTTGATGAATGCATGGCGCATAAGGCATTGCAATTTGAAGCAGCATTATCGCAGAAACAAAAGCTGAATGAAAATTCAATGGCCTACGGTGATGACGGTATCCTCACGTATCCCGGCATCAAAGTCGATGATGTAATACGAACGTATACTGCACATGGGCAAGAGATGAATAAGGATAAGCAGTACGTTAGTAAACATGACTGTGTAGTTCTGAGACGCTGGCACTCCACGACTTATCGCGTCAACGGAATCATGGTCGGAGTCTACTCAACCTTTAGGGCTCTAGGAAGGTTGCTAGCTCAGGAGCGGTTTTATGATCCCGAAGTATGGGGACCTAAGCAGGTGACGCTGCGCGCCTGGAGTATAATCGAGAATTGCAATCATTCACCATATTTTGAGCAATTCGTCGATTTTGTGATGAAAGGGGATAAATATCGATTGGGGCTCGATATCCCAGGATTCTTTGACAATATTGATAAATTGGTTAAAGAATCTAACGATCTCATCCCGGATTTCCTTGGATATACCAAGACACTAATGAAGGGTTCCGAGGAAGTAAGTCGAGGAGGTATCAGAAAATGGCGAATTTACAAGTACCTAAGTCAAAAGCGTTAGTCATCTTTGCGTTTCCAGGAATGGGTAAGACACCGTACATTCTGCACCATTCAGGGTGGTTTGATGCAGATTTTGGACTGTTTCGTACTTCGATGGGTGTCGATAAGAAGGACGAACAAATTCTAATAGGTCCATACGCAAAATTAATCGTGGAGTATATTAAGAATGGTTTTAATATAATGACTAACGAACCCAAACTTATCGAGCGAGTAAAGGCCTATGTGGCGTCAGGTGTTATAGCAGCTGACATCACTATGTA